TGCGTGGTAGCACCATTGATCTTTGGGAGGGTTCCCTCAGTTCTGGGGACCCCAATACGACCATGCTCAATTCCATCACGAACCCTGCTTATGCGAGGTTCTCAGTGTGGAAAAGTTTCAACTTTGACCTTGATGATTTTCATGACTTGTACAATGAAAATGTTGTGGACAACATCATGGGAGATGATAACTGGTTTAGTGTTAGCCCAGCATGGAAGGAACACACCACCGAGGCTATTATGGCTTCTGGTTATGCTGATTTCGGACATGTGTACACTAATGATGCAAAGGATGGTATCTCTGATGAGTTGCGTTCGATCACTGAAATCCAGTTTTTAAAGCGCACTCCAAGGTACGAACCTGCTGTAGGACTTTGGTTGATGGCACTTGACTTGACTACCGTTTTGGAAATTCCACTGTGGACCCGTTCAATTGGGAAGGAGAGGATTCCAGACATGGAACAGGCGTTGAAGAACGCCGATACCATGACTCGAGAGTTGTCGTACCACTCGGACCTTGTTTGGGATGAGTGGATTCCCAAGTTTGTCAAAATGTTCTCTGAGCTGAATTGGCGGCCCAAGTATGCCAACAGACTTGACATGCTCCGCGCTTGCCTCAAGCACCGTAAGGTTGTTGTGAAGGCTAAGTGAGGAGTAGGGTCGGGGGCATCCATGCCAGAGTTGGTAGTTCCTCCTTATACAAAGGGGCGCATCCCTGCGAGAATGGGCGATCGGAATGCTTGTCCAAGTCCCTGGTCAAATGCCAGGCTAAACGGGACTTTGGTTCGCGCCGATGAGGTCGTTTGCTATTTAGCATTACTGCTCAAGATGCGACGCAGCAATCCTGCAATATCTAGAGCACCTGGCTATATCATGGTTAATGAGTTAATACCATGATGAATTAACTACTCGCTGCAACACAACAAACCTCAACCGCGGAGAATATCACTCCAACAACAATCAATGAAGTCGACGTGACCACATACGTCGCCGATGAAACTACAAATGTCCAGACCAACGCTGTTCCGACAAATGTTGTTTCGTCGATTTTTGAGTCTGTCCATGTCCCTGGTGTCAACACGCTCACTGACTTCTTGGAGAAACCAACGATAGTAGCAAACGGCACATTGTCCACAACAGATAGTGCTGGTGTTCCACTGTCGTCCTGGTATTTTCCTTCTGAGATCATGAATAAGGCGAAACAGACCACTAAGTTCAAGGGTATCCTGATGTACAGGGCTGATATTGAGTTAACCATCAAGGTCAATGCCACACGCTTTCAGCAAGGTAGATACTTCTTGCGGGCTGTGTACACTGGTGGAATCTCCACGTCAGCAAGTACGACCAAGCTTCTAGGTGCCCACGTTTCGAACCTCATGACGTCCACTTCTGGTCCCCGTGTAGAGTTTGATGTTGCCACGCAGACGACGGCAACAATTGATATACCCTATACCTCTTTGGCCAATTATTCTCTTGTAGATTATTCCAACA